TTCATGGAACTTCTATATTTACAGCGTTAAAGAAAATTATTGATTTGAAAGCTGAAGCTCTACAAGATGAAGGATTAATCCGTCATAGAGAAATGCTTGGAGTATTAGAAGTAGACACTGAAGATAATACTAAAATTACAGCTGCTATTAATGCAGTTCAAACAGCTTACAAGAAGAAGGAAGTTTTAGTCACAATGAAAGGAGTGTCAGAATTAAAGGACAATCCTATGACTACTAAGGACAGATTGTCATGGATGACT